CCACCCGTCGGTGGACGACGTTCCGGAAGGTACGCCGTCTTTTCGGGCTTGTTGTAACTCACTTCACCAATTTCAGCACGACGACCACCACGAGTATCGACAGCCGGGCCAGTACGACCCGGGAGAGTAGTAAGACGGTACGCACCAGTGTTCACTGGGTTCACACGGAAGACTTGTTGATAACCACCAAATGATTCAACATCTGCACCAACACCAAGACCCGGACCAACCAACTTCTTCTCGACCGGGGACAAGTTATTCATGCGACCTTGATCATACAAACGCCCTCTCATCTCCAAAAGCTCCTGTCCACCCGTTCGGTTTTGCGGAGCAATAACAGCAAACGAGTCGACTTCAGTCTTTCTATCTCTGAAAGGGTCTGTGAATTCAATTTCTTCAAATTCAGTTTCAAAAAGTTCCGGTTGCTTCTCCTCAATTTTTTTAGGAGGTTGTTCTGGAACTTCACTGAGCTTCCGGCCGGCATATATGAGTCCGGCGACGGCCAACACTGACACGGGGTCTGCCATTCTTACTTCTTGTTAACATTTTTATTATTGCATGTATCGCTGGTTAAACATACTGTTCTGGATATGGGCACGGGTGCTCAACGGCTCGTAGGTTCGAGTGCGAAGTGGCACCTTGCATTCAACATTGTTCAACGGGAAGTAACCACTTTCGTGGGGCTTCACCAAAACCTTGCCAAAACGCGTCGTCGACTGAGGACGGAGTTGGTCACTCACTTCAATGTAACGAGCCGGTGAGCCATTGCCAGCCATGTACGGAGCCGTGCCGTAAATCATGGTAGACGGGCGGCAGCAGTGGTTGAGAGTACTCGGTTGCGGGTACACAAAAACTTCTTCTGTTGCCTTGACAACCGGAACGGAATCATACTGCAAAAGGGTCAAACCGGGTTGCAACTGGTATGCCATTTATTATTACATAAGAATATTTATTCACCGGCACGAGCAGTACTTCTATGCATACCAGTTCTCTTATCACCACTTGGGTCAAGACCCGCAAAAGCTTCAAGTTGAACACCTCTCGCATCCGGGTTACAGAAAGTTGTGTCGGACTTGCACATCGGCTGGAACTTCTTACCGTAGCACCACTCTGCAAAACCAGTTTGATCACCGACGGCGGTTGTCACTGGGTTAGACACAAATTGTCTCGCCATAGCGTTGACTTGATACTGCGGCAAAGCCGTCCTGGAGCGACCCGGTGTGTACTTCATACGATTATTCAAGGTTGAATCGAGTTCACGCTTGACGCTCGAATGGTAGCACGCCGACGGACGATCCGGGCGATCCGTAAAATCAGAAAGCAACATGTTACCCATAGGGTTATCCATAGTCGGCAACTGACACGAAGATTCCGATTCTTCTTCGACACGAGTCGGACGAGCTTCACCTTCCTTGACCATACCAGAATTATACATAACATAAAGAACACCTAAAACAGTCGAGGCCAGAACAAATATTCTGGGGTCCCGACGAATTAAATAAATAAAGCACGCGGCATAAATGATAAATCTCGACGCAGCGTTGACACGCTCGTCTCCCGACTGGGTATTAGTAGGCCAGAACTGCAAGACCTTGTCAGTACGAATGAGCTCTTGCGGGTCTTCAAACCAAACCTTCATTTATATAGTATGAGTTTATTTTTTCAACATGCTGCTAAACATACTCATCAAAGCCTTTTCGTCGATCTGACCGTCGCCAGTCTGGATCTTATCGGCACAGTCCTTGGCAACATTTTCAATGATCGACAAGGTTTCTTGTGGGATAGCCGTAATCGTCGTACCGAGCATGTAGAGCGTTTGCAAATATTGCCAGACAGCATTCTTCGTACCTTCAGACATCTTTTCATTCCAGTACTCTTCAATGTTCAAGTCTTGAAGAAACTCAATATTCTTAATATCTTCAGTGAAGAAGGTTTCATCCTTTTGAGAAATCTTGGTCGCAAACTTAGACACACCTGACATATAAGCTTCGACACACTTACGCGGGTTCGCCGACTTGAGCAAATCGAAAGAAGTCATAAACTTTTTGATTCCCTTTTCCTCTGGAAAAGTCTTGTGCAATTCCACAAGAAATTGACCCATCATATCGTTGAATGCAGTCACCGAAGCCATTTTACTGTATAGTACTAACATTAAATCTTTAAGTTAGAACGGCTCCGAGGAAATCGTTTCGCGTTGGCCTAAACCGTTGGCCACTATAAAATACACGAGAATCGCATTGAGAACAGCGGGTTTCACATAGCTACTATTGGGGAGCTTACCTTCATTGTTAAGTTTCGCCTTGGCGTGAATGTATCCAGCCGTGATACCGGCCGCGATGATACCGGCCCACATTGGGTCTCGGAGATAGTCTGACAGTTCCATTTAATTATAACCAAGTTTTTTTGTTCTCTCCTCGGATGCGTCACCGAAAAGAACATCGTCGTCTTCTTCTGGTGCTTCACCTGGGGGTGCTTGAACATTCTTGATGGTCTTAAACTCGTTGGCTAGGCTTGACATCGGAGGTACCGGATCCACTTCGGGGCTCGCTTCTGGTTCAAGTTCCGGACTCGCTTCTGGTTCAAGTTCAGGGCTCGCTTCCGGTTCAAGAGCCTCGGCTTCCGGTTCCGGTTCCACAAATTCTTCGTCGTACACATCGGGATCTTCGGTATCGGTCTCCATGGCTTCGCCACCAATGTCAATGTTACGATCCGTTTGAGTCATATAAGTTTGAAGAATTTGTTGAACTGGAATCAATTCTTTGACGGTGGCTTCGATGCACTTGCAAAAACGTGCCTTCAATTGTTCATCGCGAATATGTTCAGATTGTTCTTCATGGAAGATGTAAGGATCTTTGTAGAGGTCCTTTGCGACATTGTTGTAGCACGTCTGAATGAAAACTTCATTGGACGGGAGTTTCAAAGCAATCTTCTTGTTATCCGCATTCAATCGAACTGAAGACAAAATCTTAGTACACGCAACAAAAACTGCGGCCAAAAGATCGTTGAACCACGCACACCGAGATGCAATATTGTCTGTGTGCTTCTTGGACATTGCGTTACTCCAGTTTGGGACTTCCTTCAACAACTTTTGATACATGATCAAAACTTTACGACCCTTTGACATTGACGAAGCCTCTTCGTACATTTCAGCAAAAACCTCAATCATAGGTGGACACATAACCGTGCAAAGCTGCCCAATATATTCCTTCTTCGCTTCGACAAGTATGTCCATTTATCATTAAGTGAAATTTTTTTTAAAACAGGTGTCACGCACTATTTCCCCTGTATTTGTTTGCCATCTTCTTCAAATTTATGAATGACGGAAATTCTTCTTCTTCGACACGTGGATCAAATGTCTTTTCCTTCTGTGGAGAACTCCATGTGACATGAAGATCTATTTCGGATATTGAAGACACTTTGAATCCACCGAGTTCGAGTTGTCTCTTCAAGTAAATACACGCCTGAGACCTGTCGAATGTCGGATATCCAAAGACCACGGATGGGACACGTAGTAGAACATGCTTTCCACCCATTTCAACCGTGTATTTAATCTTTCGGCAGAATTGTTCGTAAATTTTTTTGTACAATTCTTTCTTGATCTTTTTACGGTTACTTTCAATGTTTACTATATCCGACACATTGATCATTACAATTAGTTCAATTTATTTTTAGCCAATTTAAACTCAAGCGGTGTGACCTCAACTTTCTTCTTGACAAGTTCATACTTGAAGAATTCTTGGGCACTCACTTCTTCTTGTTCATACGGCTTTGTGTCACCTGGAAGTTCGACATCAATGGGTTGACGTGTAACCGCAATAATTTCAATACCAGGATCCACACGAATATCAACTGTGATGGTGAAACCAGATGCGAAACCCTTTCTAGACATTACCATGAACATACACCGGTAGAACACATCTTTCTTCAATGGGTGTTCATACTTCTTGGCGGCGATAGTTTCAATAATGTAAGTTGGCTTTCTATATTTTTCAGAAATGTATCTGTTTGTTTCGAGGACAATCTTGTTCATAAGATCGTGGCCGATTTCAGCCTTCTTTTCAATGTAGTCATCTGTTTTCAACATCTCTTCAACTTCAACTTCCCGCTGGGTTTTCTTCTGTCCCGGTAAAAAGAGGATGATGAGTGCGATCACCAGTGCGACCAGGATGTAGACGTTGTTCATTACTATTATATACGCGTTAATTTTTTTTGAGAAATAAATGAGTCAGTTATAGTAGATGTCTCTTCTGGTGTATAGCCCAAACTGTCCACACAGCCTGGATATTATCGAGTATGTCAAAAGTAACCCACAACTCAAGCAAGTAGTGAAGTTCCATAACATAAACACTCAGGGTATCCCGTATAATTACAGGTCAAGTATCACGCGTGTACCTACTATGTTGACAAAGAATGGAAAACTTTTGGTTGGTAACGAAATAAAAAACTGGCTAAACTCTTTACTTCCAAACAATGAACTGACTCATTATGAGTTTGGTGCATTTGGTGGATCAATGACATCACTTGATGGTAAAGATGATGACGGAAATGCTTTCAACTTGGACAATTACGGTGTGTCTCTACAACCTGCGATGACCAAGGACCTCGAAGCCAAGATAAATCGCAGTGTAAATGAAGCGTATAATAATATAAAGACATAAATCACTTAAAGTCTAGTTATGAGACTTGTTACTATACAGGCGTCAGCTATTAAGTCTGTTTTTGAAGTTCTTAAAGACATTCTCAATGATGTCAATATCTATTTCAAGCCCGATGGTATGTACATCACAACGCTTGATACAGCTCGAGTTGCACTCGTTGATGTTTTCTTGGCGGCTGATAACTTTGATGAATACGAATGTGAACATGAGATTTTGGCCGGTATCAACATTTCGAACACGTTCAAACTTTTGAAGACCATCACAAATAATGATGTTCTCACACTGAGTGTGATGTCCAAGGAATTTATGGATATTCACATCAAGAGTGAAGCCAAAAAGACAACGACAAACTTTCAACTTAAACTTCTGGATATCAATGAGAACAGAATTCAGGTTCCAGACATTAACATGACCACGGTCACGACCATGCAATCTGCAGACTTCCAGAGAATGTGTCGAGATATGTCAAACATTGGTGTCAACATTGAGATCATTCGTGAAAATAATCTGTTAACCATGAAATGTGCGGGTGATTTCGCAAATCAAGAGACCTCGATTGAATGTGTGGATGAAAGTCCGTACATTTCAGGATTGTATTCTCTTAGATACATGAACACGTTTACAAAAGCAACGAGTATGTGCTCGACTGTGCAGTTAATGCAAGAACCTGATAGTAAGTTTTTGATATTAAAATATAACGTTGCTGATCTTGGTGAACTTAAATTTTATTTAGCCTCTAAGGTATCCGAAGACTAGTAATCACATCTTCGTATGTAGACACAGTCTTTGACATACCAATGGCATTCACCAATTTAATTTTAGGATACTCATTTTTAAGAGTTTCCTCTTCATAATATAACATATCTTTGATAGGTACGTTTTGCCCGTGAAAATCGTTCTTAGGACCCGAATACCGTCTGACCTTGTTTGTGATGTCTCGTACAGGTTCATTATTAACATCAAGCAGAGTTGCACTCACCAAAGGAATATTAAAACTGATTGTATTCTCAAATGTGACTGGCCACTTTGACTTGATATCATTAGTGATGAACTTGTATTGTTTGTTTCCATACCAATATTTAATACGAAGAGTAGTCTTTTTCACATTTTCTGGAATTTTTTCATCGTAGTACGGAATTTCTGTTACATCAACAAAGTAGTTATCAAGAATTTCATCCTTCCAATCCATAGACTCTTTGTGCCAAAACCCACCTTCGTCGACGGCGTATTCAATCGAAGGATCAATAGAATATTCGAGTTCTCTAGATATAATCTTAAAGTCGGGTGCGTCAAATAACTTTCGGTAAATTGAATACACCCATATAATGAGATGGCTTAAAAGATTGCGAAGAGTATTCATTTATAGTAATGGAAGGTAACTTTTTAAGTAGATATAACAATAGACTAGAAAATTGGAAAACACTTATAGAAGAAGATCCGAAGTCTCGAAATCAATACGAATCTGATATGAGTGATTACATAATCCAGTGTATGCCTTACATGAACAAATATACGGAAGATACCGAAGAAGTTTCGACGACAGATAATATTTTCAATGTTGTCGAGACAAATGGTATTAAGCGTAAAGATATATTCACAGAATATCTCATAGAAGTCGAGAAACAGAATATACACAAACCTCAACAGAAGAAAAGAGAGGCGTGTAAAAATTGCGAAGATAGCAATATAATTTTCTTTAGTGAGACGAGTGAAGCAGTGTGTGATAGGTGTGGTCTAGTGGCAACAGTTCTTAATAATGAAGAACCGACATACAAAGAAGAGCAGGAATTTTTTGAAAAGATTGTCAACTATTCCTATAAAAGAGAGAATCACTTTAATGAATGGCTCAGTCAATTTCAAGCACAAGAAATGACAACAATCCCTGATGAAGTCATAGAGCAGTTACGAGCAGAACTAAAGAAGATGAAAATCAAAAACATGGAAGACATCACACATGCAAAGATTAGAGGGCTTCTCAAAAAGTTGAAGTGGAATAAATTTTACGAACACGTCCCTTACATTACAAATATGCTGAATGGAATCAAACCTCCAAACATGCCACAAGAACTTGAAGAACGACTTCGAATCATGTTCAAGGACATTCAAAAACCTTTTGATGATAATTGTCCCAAAGATCGAAAAAACTTTTTAAGTTACTCGTACGTTCTTTATAAATTTTGCGAACTTTTGGGTGAAGATGAATACCTTCAATACTTTCCATTGTTAAAATCGAAGGAGAAACTTTACACACAAGATCAAATATGGAGACTCATATGTAAAGACTTAAGATGGGAATTCATACCTACTGTTTAATTAAAGACATGACAGTTATTGTATTTAATGGACAAATATAATCAGTTCTGTATAGATGAAGCAAAGTACCACCTACAAAGAGCCAATGAATTACTGACTGAAGGTCTACAAGATCCCAAAAAATACTATGATGAAGCACAAATTTTTTATAAGATGATGGCTAGGTTGTTTCCGTTTTTTGTTCTTCTTCAAGGACAATACATTGAACCTCAACCTGTCGATTCGGAAACGGAGGATAGTTTATCAGATACGCAATCTTCAATCCAGTCAGATGAAGATAGTTACGAGCCTGCAACTCCGCTTGATCATTCAGAGTCTTAATCGTTTTGAACTCGAGAACAACTGTGTTATTTATGATGATGTCAGCTCTGAGATTTCCTATGACATGTCCATCAAATGGTATAGGGACTATTCTTTCAGATTCATATTGTATGCCGTATTGTCTTAATAAAACTTCCATTGCATTATGATATACTCTCTCACTGTACCCAGCTCCCAGTTGAGAATATATCTTTTTGGCGAGAGCCTCGACATCAACCATGTGTTACACATGTGGCTATCCTCTAAATATTGTATGCATTACCTCCATGTTTCGATTCGTCGAGACCCACAAGTTCTTCCTCTTCTTCAACTCGGAGGAGACCAAACTTCTTGAAGGTACCAAAGAAAGCACCAAGCATACCCATGGTCCAAGCAGCAATGGTTAGGATACCAATGAGTTGAGCCGCGAGAAGCTTGCCTCCACCGCCGTAGAAGACACCAGCTTCGTCAATACCAAAGACATCTTGTACATATTGTCTCTTAGCCATGAAACCGACCCAAAGGACGCCGAGAGCACCACAGAAACCGTGCATCGGGGCAGCTTCGAGAGGGTCATCAATCTTCAACTTGAGGAGAAGAGCACCCGAGTACTTAATACAGATAGCACCGAGCATCCCGCAGATGATAGCCGCCCATGGTTCAGTGGTGGAGCATCCCGCAGTAATAGCCACGAGACCTGCCAAAGCACCGTTACAGACAGCAATGAGATCCCAAATCTTGTCAGATTTGTAGTTGAGAGCCATGGCAGTGAGACCACCGGAGGCTGCGGAGAGAGTTGTAGTCACAGCTGTACGGGCAATGACCTTAGCGTTGTCTTCACCCATCAAAGCCAACTGAGAACCGGGGTTGAAACCATACCAACCAACCCAAAGAATGAATGTACCGAGAACAACAAGAGGAGCAGAGTGACCGGGCATCGGATTAACTCGTCCATCTTCGGCGAAACGACCTCTACGCGGTCCAACCATATAGGCCCCCATAAGACCAGCGAGACCACCGACCATGTGGACAATACCCGAACCAGCAAAGTCCAACATACCGACACCAAAGAGCTTAGAACCGTTTTCACGCCACGGACCAAGCCAGCCTTCAGTGGACCAACCCCAATGTACAACACAAGGATAGACGAATGCCGTCAGAAAGAATGAATAACCCAGATAGGCGATGAACTTTGTGCGTTCAGCGACAGATCCAGAAACAA